CAAATGACACAATGACTTCGTTAGGGTCACTTTTTGGCCAGTCTACTACGGCATCTGTCCAAATTCCGAAACAAGCAACGTCCATTGTGGGCATAATTGCAACGGTAGCAACAGACAGTGCATCAAATGGCGCAACAACCTTTGCGATGCAATTAAGCGGAGATGGTTTATCACAAGGACAAGAAACTTTAGTTGTAGGTTCACAAGGTGTTGACGGCACAACCGTAAGCAATGGCGCAACTAATCTACCATTCTCTTTAGATGTAGCAATTCCGGTCGTCGGATCTAATCAGGTAAGCATAGCAATGGCAATGGACACGGATGTTGGAACCGCAAGTTGTGCGGTTACTCTAATTTTCGCATAATCTAATTATGGCGTATAACCGTGAAGGTTACGCCCCTTGGAGTTTAACCCGTAAGGCAGGCGTTCAATCGGCAACCGTTGACGGAGATATAGAAGTTCCACAATATATTCAACCCACATTAGATACGGGATTCGTAGACTTTAAAGGTGATTGGAAAGGTAGACCAAGTAGTGACGAACAGTTTTTTGCATTTGGTAAAGATGAGGCTATACCAAACGGTGCATCAATATTAGCACCACAAATAGCAAGCGGTTCTATATGGCCGTTGGATATGACGGGTTTTCAGGATTTAACAATAGCAATTAAACCATCTAATGGCGGTAATTGCCTAATACAGGCAGTAATGGCGCCTGCGGATTTAGCATATGCTAACTTAAGGGATGTTAATCCCGCTACGCCCATAAGAGGTTCATTTGAATCACAAGGATCCGCTTCAAGTGATATGGCCAATTTGTTTAGTGATAACGCCGAATCCTTAACGGCTGATGTTTGGAATATATTTATTATTCAAAGTCGATTAAGAAACGCTAAACTATTACAGTTTAAAATCACTAATAACAGCGGGGGAGAGTCTACAATAGAAACCGCGTTTCTGAGGCTCGTTTAATGCCTACAGGAAGAGAACGCGAGTATTACCGTATGGGTTTTGAAGATGGTGTTAATAGTGATATTTTAGGATCTAAAGGCCCTTTAAGAGAAGTAAAAACATTAAAACAATTATCAAGAGCTAAACCTAAACGTAAACTATCAGCATGGAATAAATATGTTAAAGCAAATTCCAAAAAACCGCGCTTTAGATACCGTAATGGTAAATTAAACCTAAAAAAGATGGCTGTAGCGTTTAGAAAGACAAGTAAAAGAGGGGGTAAACGCTGATATGACACAACTAAGTAGACTATTAGACACTCTTTTTAGGTCACAACAAGCCATAGAAGCGTATCGTAAGCTAAAGGATGAAGATGATAGTTGAATTATTCTTAATCAGGCAGTTGCTAAAACGTAAACTCAGTGACGTTACACCTAAAGCAACTGTCCAATACGATCCCGATTATGATTGGCGATTAAAAAAACCCAAAGTAGTTCCACAAATAACAAAAATAGTTCAACCAATAATTATAGATCCAACTAAAATTGATTATGGTCAATTAGATTGGAAACCCGATTATAAAAAAGGTAAATTTTAATGCCTTATGCCTTAATTCCTGAAGGGTTTACCCTTAAGAAAGTTACAAAAGCACAAGAAAAAGCGGTTGATGATTTACAAAGGCACGAAAAGTTTAAATCGTTTTTAAGTTCAAGCGGGGGTGGTTTTACATCCGGAATTATTCCAATAATCGGAATAGGACTACTTTTGTTAATTCCCATAATATATTTATTCCTTAAAAAAAGAGGGCCAGCCGATGAAGATTCATTTCAAGCATATTTAGAAACTAAGCCGAGTTTTTGGGGGATATATGCTAAGGGTGCTTCAGGCATTCCCGAAACCTTACAAAACGTAATTTTACCGCAACCAGTTAGAGAAGAGATAGAAAGTATAACAGGAATTGATTTAGATGTTGGTCAAGTGTTTAATAAATTGTTTGCTATGGAAACGGAACTAAGGGCACAAAAAGACGAAGAAGCCAAACAAAAAATTATAGATGAGTATCTATTGACAAAATGAACCCCGATCTAATTTATCTCTTCGTAGGTGAGATTGCTATTATTCTTTTTCTTTATAAATTTATTTTTAGACAAATGATTGTCACACACTGGGAAGAAAAAATAGCCGAAGATGGTTGGCTTATAATTAATTTAGAACCTGTCATTGATGAGATTGAAGAACGGATGCATGACAAATTACAAGATTTTCAATCTTCTTTTTTTGGGTCAGTTGGTCAAATGACCAAGAAAGCAAAAGAACTTGACCCTATGAATAACATTAGGAAAGCAGTTAAAGCTTCAGACTGGGGGTCAGTAATGCTCGAATATATGGCCAATAAGGCTAATTTAAGTCATTTATTACCCCCTCAACAGGATTCTGAAGCCATAAAAGGGGGGGTAATCAACGCAAAACCACCTCTTCCTAAAGGAATTTTAGATAAATAGTATATATAATATAGTATTAAACAAATATAATATATATAACAGCTTCTTCTTTTTATATTATATTACTTGTATATTCTTTCATTCTGGGAATAAGTATAATATTATATATGTGGTTGTATTGTTTTGGTAAGGTGTAACATTGCGACAAGACAAAAGAACTGAAAGCATGACGGTCGAAGTAACGGCCACAATATCTATTAACGTAGATGGAACTTGGAATATACTTTATTTTGGAAAAGGTAAACCAGTAGACGAAAAACAAACAAAGGTTTTAGATTTTGATTATAGTGAACCTGAAATCGAACCGGAGTTTAAACCTGCTTCATGGTATTTGAAAAATGCCCGAAAGCAACAACGTCGAAGAAAAACATACGACAGAGGCCCAAATCATTGCAGTCGATGCGGGATGGTAAACAAAAATAAATTAACGTGTGAAAGTGTTAGAAGGGCCGATGGATCCTTTGAGTCACACAAGCATCGCCAAGCTGAATATTTTAGTTGGAGGTAAAATGGGCCGACCACGAAAACAAGTAAGGGCGACATCCTTTACTATAGATACAAAAATGCTCGCGTTAGTTCATAAATTAGCGGATAAGAAAGGTTACACAATGTCACATATAGTAAATATGGCATTACAAGAATATCAACCCCTTGCGGATTTAGATATATATCGCAACTATTGGCAATGTGACCAGAGAGATTGTAAAGTTTTAAATCCACCTAAAGCTGAAAAGTGCGCTTCTTGTGGTCAACAAGCACTCTGGGTTATCTTAAAAGAACATGGAGATCGCATTAAGTATCTACAGGAACGCGGTTAAGTAGGGCTACTTCCTGAAGGGGGTATGGTCGCAAGACGTAAAGCCCCCCGAAGAAGGGCACGAAAGAGTTTTAATATTTCAGCTATAGAAGCCGGAACGGCTCTAAGCTTAGCACAATCAACTGGCGCAGTCAGCGCAGTAGACCAAGCAATAAAGGGCAATCTTAACGGTGCTCTCAATACATTACAATCAAGTGTGATGGCTAACAAACAAGTCATAACCGCAACTTTAGCGGGTGCATTTGTTGCTAAAGCATTGACAAAAGGGTTCGCAAGCGGAACCTTGGCTAAACTTGGCCCAATCCGCATAAAGGCATAATCATGAAAACAAACATAAACAAGGTAGGCGCATAATCATGTGTGCCTTCTATAGAACGAGGGAAGGTCAACTGACTGCAAATGACACAATGACTTCGTTAGGGTCACTTTTTGGCCAGTCTACTACGGCATCTGTCCAAATTCCGAAACAAGCAACGTCCATTGTGGGCATAATTGCAACGGTAGCAACAGACAGTGCATCAAATGGCGCAACAACCTTTG